AATATTATTTTGTGAACTTTCTACATTTATATTACTATTAAGTGTATTAGTATCATCAGCTGTTAGTATTGCTTTTACAATATTATCTTCCATAATTAACTCCTTTCGGTATCACTAGCTACTGATATTTCTGTTGGTTCTAATATATCTTGATTTATATCTTCACTTTGTAATGGTCTTCCATCTAAACGTACACCTTCTAATAATTCTTCATGTCCTACAAATAAATTTAATAAACTATTTAAGTCACTTTCTATTGGAGTATCATTAGGTATTAATTCATGTGCTCTTACTAAACCTTGAACATAATCTACAACTGTTTGACCACCTACTAATTTAATATCATAAGTATATCGTTTTTCAATCCATTCACTTGTAATACCACTTAAAAATGATTTAACTATTCTAAAGTTATATTCTTTAACTTCACCATCATTATAGTAATATTTATTATCACCAATTACACGATATAAATAATGTTCTGTATCAGTATCAGCATTACCAATTTCATTAATACTATTAACTTCTTTAGGTTCTACTGATGAAAATTTTGGTAATAATATATTTTCTCCATTTTCATTATAACCGTTAGTTAAATCTAACCACCAAGTTTTAACATAAGTTTTAGAAGCACTATATTTATCACTTGCTACTGTTATTTTTAAATATGGATTTTGTATTTTATCTAATACAACATAAGGTCTACCAGTTTTATCTCTTACAGAAAAGTCGATACTAAATGACTCACCACGTGTTATATAAATTTTTAAACCAACTGTTTTCATTACATACCACCTCCTGCAGCAGCTCTATTCTTTTCATTAGTTTTCTCAACATTAGCTGCATGTGTAGCACCATTACCTTCTGGACCACTATTAGGTCTTGCTCCACCACGTTGTTCACCTTGAGCTTGCATAACTTGTTGAACTGTTGACAATATTTGTGGATTTTGCATAATAGCTTGTTCCATTTCAGGTGGTAAGTGTTGACTATTTTCTTCAATACCAGCAAGAACTACTTTTGCAAGAGGATATTGATTTGCTTCCATTATTCTCCAATATAACTCTAATGTTCTAGGGTCAGCTGGATTACCCATAGTACCTTGAACAAATTGACTTTGTGTTTCTTGCCACATTTGTACTCTATCATTTGATAATGTAGCAGCTGGGTCAGTACTAAAAGCAAAATCATCTACATAATATAAGTTACCATACTTATCTTTACGTAAGAACATATATTTGTTCCATATCATTTCTTTCTTCTTACCATTAGGAAGTATTGCAACAAACTCTCTTGTCTCATCACTGAATGCTAACAAATATTTTAATATTAATTCATATACACCAGCAAATGTTGCTGCTTTCATAACTCTTAATGACTCTAAACGTCCAGCAGCTTGTGCAGCACTAAATTGTTTAGCTTTACCAGAAGTAGCAGTTGTATCAACTTTACCTTGATAACTTTCTGTAACACCTGATGATGACCTCATACTATCATAAAGTAATTGTGCAACTGCAAGGTCCTGTGAAACATTAGCTTGAATATCTCTTGATTGATATTGTGAAGCTTCTTCTGCAGAACGAACACCAATAATTTTAAATGTATCATCAGAACTATTAATTTTAGCTTTTTCTGGTTTAGTTACAATAGTACCAGATTTAAGTATCTTATCCTCAACTTTGGTTAAGATTTTGTTTATACTATCTTGCATATCTAAGTCAATCCAAACTTCAGATACACCATATATTGTATCAACAGAAGATACACTTGGTCTTGGTACAAATGGTAATTGTGTTATTCTATAAAATGGAATTTCAGTACCAGCTGGAGCAAGAACATTTGTTTTAACTGTATCATCTGGATTATCACTTTCACCATCTTGATATGGATTGCTAATATAACTAATATCCTCTTCAAGAACTTCTCTTTCAGCATTAACATATCTAAATCTTGTATTACCACAAGCTTTACATACTTCACCTACAGGATTGATTGTTCCACATGCTAAACATACTCTTACTTTACGTATTTGCCAATCTTTATCCCATGATATTACTTGCATGCTATGAGGTGCATACATAAACCTACCAATTATACCTTTTTCATTTTTATAGTAATAAGTTATTACATCACACTCAGCTATACCAGTACCTGATGGCATAATTACTCTGTGATACAAATCATAAATTCTTGACAATGATAATTTTTGTATTTCAAAAACATAATTTAACAATTTATAATTTTTAACACCAGGTTCTGGAACAACTTGGTCAGTCATAAGAACTTCTACTCTAACGTCACCAGAACGCTCATAACTACTATCTGCTGAGTCCCAACATACTTTATACCAAGATGTACCATCAATATATGTTATTCTTTCAGCTCTATCATTTTCTTGTTCTGAAAGCATCCTGTCCATTTCAAACTTAAGATAATTTTCTGTAATTTCTACAAGATTAACATCTTTTTTCTTTCTAGGCATCATCTTAGGTAGTGGAATAGTATTATCTATTTTAGACTCAATCATTTCATATATAGATTTACGTAGTGACTTACTTTTACGTTTACTTTCTTCACCAGTATTTTTATCAATTGCATTTAATGTACCTAAATAAGCTTTACGCCATTTAGCTAAGTTTTTAGGATTTGCATATTCAATACCATCTTGATAGCTTTTAGCCATAGAAAATAATGTTGCAACTTTATTTACCATTTCCATCTCACGTTTAGTATTTTGGTAATGCTCAGCAAATTGATGCAAATACATATCTATACGTTCCATACTTTCTCCTTTTATGCTATATTATGGTCCATCCATTCTTCTGGTGCACCATATGTTTGAATAAATTTCTTTTGTTCTATAGGGTCCATATTTTCAAAGTCTTCCCACATATCAGGATACCATTTAGTATACCTAATAAATCTTCTTTCTGCTTTAGGTTCTTCACCAGTTATTTGTTTAATTAAACGAACTATACCTTGGCTGCCTTCGTCGACCATATCATCATGCTTACCAAATGGAAATGATTTATATTGTTGTATCATTTTCTCTCTAGCATTCATGTTTGTAGCTACATGCCAATGAACGTCGTCATCATCTAAGTCCTCAGCTACAAAGATATGTCCAGCCTCATGATATGGAGCAACAGCCTCAGCTCTAGACATCTTACCACCCATAGGGTTAACACTTACTATTGGTGGACAACCATCTAAATATTTAAGTACATCTGATATAGCAGTACCATTAGCTTTATCTTCTATGACAAGCTCATCAATCTCAGGAAATTCTCTGTTAAACCACTTAATCTTCTCAACAGTTTGAACGAAGTCCATACGTCTATTAACTAAATGATACAAATAAATATTTCCTTGATACACACCTCTAAGACCCATAGCAACAAAGTCGTTCTTGTCACCAGTCTTACCAAATGTTGCGTCTATAGATAACTGCATATATTCAAATTTCTTACGAGCATTTATCTCACCAGGTGATAATCTTGCTTTATCTCTCTCAAGACAAAACTCTTCTTTTTTAAATTTCTTAAACCAATCTTCTTGAAATATATTACCAGCAACTGAACTAGGTCTTCCTTGATAAAGTGCATTCCATGTTCTCTCACCCTCAGCAGCCATAACAACTTTCTTTTTAGATTGCAACCACTTGTTGTCGTTAGCAATCTTTTGTGGTAAGTTATAATCTCCTAAGTGTGGACCCATTAAACTATCACCGAACTTACGACCTAATGGACATGGACCATAAAGCTTCTCACTTTCTTCATCCCACTCACAAGGCATATTAATATCTTTCCAAATAAACTCACCCCAGTTGTCTTTAATATAACCGATAACATCATTTTCAACCCAACGAGTTTGAATAACAATAAGTTTACCACCTGGATAAATACGAGATTGAACAGAAGGTCCCATCTCACTAAGTATCTTTTTAACTATCTTTTCTGAACTTGCATCAGCAGCATTTTTAATAGGGTCATCAATAATAAATAAGTCAGCACCATAACCAGTAATACCAGCATCAAGACCAGCCGCACGGCATTTGCCTGCACTCTCTGTTTGCCACAACGCAACACCTTGAACATTTTTGTTACCATTAACTTTAAATAGTGATGGTGCAAAAGCATTAAATTTATCTCTGTTAGCTCTACTAAATGTCTCAGCAAACTCAGACTGATAACTACAAATAATAACCTCACCTCGAGGATTATTACCTAAAAACCAAGAAGGTAATGTTTCTGTAACCATAAAGCTTTTGCCATGACGAGGAGGCACTGACAATAGTAATATGTCAAATGCCTTACCTGTCTTAACATTTAAAAACTCTTGTATCTGGTCACAAATGTAATTGTGGAAGCGTGTCATATAAAACCCTTCATTTACAAACTCAACGTACTTTGCATAGTTTCGTTTGAGTTCTCTACGTTTTATCTCACCTTCTATACCTTGAAACATACGTTTACTCCTCTCTAGCTATACCAGCATTTGCCCACATAACGACTTCTTCTAATTTTGTAATAGCTAATGATTTTTCTCTACCGTCTGGTACTAAAGCATTTATTTGTGTTGCAAATAAATATGCTTCTGTTCTTATAGCAGAAAACCTATCAACATTGTTGTTTGTTGGTGGATGATATGTAAAACGTTTCTCAATATCTTGTTTATCCATACTTTCTCCTTTTATCTAAATATTTTAGGTAGCCATGGTAATACAAGAATTAAAGCATATATTACTACGCCTAATACTATACCAAGCCATGTAACCTTACCAGCTGTGTGAACTTTCTTAGCTACAAAAATAACTGGACCAACAGTAAACATTGCTAAAGTCATCCAGATAGCACTTAGCACAGCATGATAGTAACCAGCCCATTTTGTTTGCCACTTACGTATTGATTTACCTGGTTTGTAGCCGAATACTGATAAAGCTTCTTCCTCAAGCTCACTAGCACTTTCATTCTCTTCACCAGTAGCTTCATTAATAACTTTGTTAACTTTCTTCTCAACAATGTTTTCTGTAGCTTTTTCAATCTTTTCTTTAACTTCTTGTTTGTCTAAAGCCACACCAACCTGATTTTCCATAACTGTTGCAACTGCATTGTCAACACGTTGGTTAATTGTTGGAACTTCTTGTTTTGGAAGTACAATGTTATTTGTTACATTTTGTGGCTCTACTGGTTTAGGATTGCTAACTGTAACACCGGGTGCTATTTTAACCTCACCATTGTTTTCAGTTGATTTAAATAAATCACTCATCTTCTTTTTCCTCCTTTTCATTATATTCTAATTTTGCTTTTGAACGATATTCCTCAAGAGCACGTTGCATTACAAGAAGTTCCTCATCACTCATACCTTCAAGAGGGTTTGTGGTAGTATGTTCTTGTTTTGTTTCGTCAACTGGTTTAGCACCCATTGAGTCACGTCTCGCAACATACGCAGACGAATTGTGTCTTGAATAATAATCCTGGCAGGCTTCAGTCATTTCACCATTTGTCGGCATTCTATCTAATCCTTTAGCTTTAAGCTCCTTTAACAAAGTATTCCAAACATGTTGTTCTATTTGGCTTTGTGGTGTCATATTACCATCTTTGTCAAGAATTATACAAGGAGGAGTAGCGGGAGCAGACCATCGGTCAAATACTTTTTGTGCCCACATGCTTCTAGCATGTTTTGGGTTTTTATACATAGACTCAAACTCACGTTGTTCTCTGAGTTGTTTTGTACTTATCTCATACATATTTAACCTCCATAATATTATTTTATATAATAATTAAGTATTTTATTCACTTGAGAGCATTGCGAACAAGTATTTACATGTACGTGTATATACGTGTGCGCACGCGCATAAATATATAAGATAGGAGAGCTTGATTTTTTTTAAGTCTACTAAAAGTAGTTCGTAAACTCTCTACTGAAAACTTTATAAAATTTTTATTTTTAGGGCTTGATTTATATTTGGATTGTAACTAGCTTTTAATATAGTTCAAAAACATTGAGGCAGATAGCCAAAAATTATATACGTAGCCATTGTCCGAGCCGGTTTCTGTCCCTTTTTAATATATTTCAAAAGTCATATTTATATGAATAATAAAAAAAATAAATAAAAAAAAAAAAAAAAAAAAAAAAAAAAAAAAAAAAAAAAAAAAAAAAAAAAAAAAAAAAAAA